CTCCTCCTCAAGAGATCTGCTGCAGCAGCTTCGTAGACCTGCTTCTTCCGGCCCCGGAATGTGCTGACAAAGCCAGCACGAGTCAACGGGGCGGTCCGAGGCAAGAACAAACGCAGCTGCTCAAAAACCCCACGCATGGCGTTTTTGAAATGTCCCGGCTCAGGTCGCGGGGGTGGAACAAAGGTGTCATCCCGCTTAACATAGAACACCCTCTCCAACACTGCCCGCTCCAACGTGTCTATATCGTTATTAAAACCACGGAGGTCCATGGGAGGCGAAATCCCACTGACACGCACCATCCGGCGTGGTTTCACAGCACCCCATTGTCGACGTACGCGCAAATCGGGGTGAGGGGGGGCCCGACTAGGTCGGCATCCCACCCCGCGTACAACAACGGGGCCCCCCTAAAGGCCAGTTGGATTGGCAAAAAGCCAATCCAACCACCCCCGAGACGACCCATCCTGCGACCTTAGCCAATGGCTAATGGTACGCCGCGATCGATTAACATCCCGAAGTGCCAAGGAGGGTAAGAAACTCAGGTGCAGCGCTACATCAACGATGGCGCTAGCATCTCTAGCCCTGAGATCCTTGTGCTCAAGCGCCAAGTCCCGCAAAAACTTCCGCGTTATAATCTCGTTGGCCTCGGACCGAGTCCGATGACCAAACTGGAGATAAGCCTCGTGGGCAAAAGCCGAGGCCAGACTCTCAAACCGTCGCGGCCGAAACCGAGGGGTTGGGAGTCCCGCCACTGGCGCAGGAAGAAAAGCAACTTGGCGTTCAAAATGCATAACTTCAGCTAGAGCTAGCTGAGCCTCATTGTCATGTATGCCAATGAGGACTTGAGAGCGCAACTCGCGCCGAACCCAATCATAAAGCCTGCAGCACACATACGGTGCCAGGCTACCGACCGCAACCAAAGCAACCACCTTGCCCACAGCACCAACAACCCGAACACGATTGAGCAGTTGGAGCCAAACACGATCAAAACCACCTGTAGCAGACCCACCACAACGCAGCCAGGTATAACTGCGAAGGGCGAACTTAGTAATGGCGATTGTGTACATGTTAAGATGGTGATGGG